TCAACAGGAGATAGTGAAGAATTCAATGTTACTGGAATTGGAACAGTTGGATTTGGAACTGCATCACTTTCTATAAAGTATTCAAATAGTTTACCAACAAAACTATTTTATGCTCTTGAAAAGGGTGGTTATATAAGCACTGCTGATAAAGATGTTAATAATTATTCCGAAATAAACTATGTCAATAGCGAATTAAACGGAAATTATAGTGTTTTTGGAATATCTACTAATAGTTTTAAAATATCACCATTAAGAGTTCCTACTGTTTTACTCTACAATAGAGATCAAGTTGATACATTAGAATATTCTACTAAGTCATCATCCGCTATTAATGGATCTATTGGTAAAGTTAAAATTTTATCAAAAGGATTTAACTTTAAAAAACTTCCAAAGTTTGTTGATGTAACAAGCGTAGACGGCACTGATGCTAACTTAGTTGCTATATCAACATCTATTGGTAAAATCAAAAATATAAGATTTAAAGATTCTGGATATGAATATCCATCAGATAAAACTCTTCATCCAGAAGCTTTTATTCCTCCTATTGTAAATCTCGATAATCTTGATACTATTGATGAGATTGATATTTCTTTTGGTGGAAGAAGGTATCTAAACGCTCCTGATCTGATCTTATGGAATGATACCACAAAAGAAGTAGTTGATGATTCTTCTTTGGTTGCTATCACACCAAGTGGTTCGATATCAGAAGTAAGACAAATTGCTCCACTATATGGATTAAAGTCAGATCCTCATAAAATTATTGCAATCAATAATTCTAATGGAGTTGGAATTAGTTCTGTAATTACAAGTAATTCTGGTGTAGCAACTTGCACTTTATCCACTCCAATTCTAGGATTCACTACTCCACTGTTTAAGGCGGGAGATGAGATATTTGTAGAAGGAATTGAACTGATTAATGATGGAACTGGATATAATTCAGAAAATTATGACTATCGCTTCTTCAAAGTAGATACATATGTAAATTCTAATCCTGCTATACTTACATTCTCAGTTGTTGATGATCTTGGTGTTGGTTTATCAACTAATCCAGGAATTGCAAAAACATTCCAGTCTGGGTATGCTTCAATTATAAACAAAAATTACTATCCAGAAATTAATGTTATTAAGAAAAGAGGAAAGTTTTCTCTAAATGAACAACTTTTTGTTGATAGTGGAAGTGGATTTTTTGAGCAAGATGTTTATGTGTATTCAGTAAGAGATGAGTTCATTAAAGTAACTGGAAGATATTACTTAAAAGAAGGAGATAGAATTAAAGGTAAGGTCAGTGGAATAATTGCAGATGTAACATCAATTACTAGCAATAGATCTAGATTTAAAATTAATTATTCATCCAGACAAAATATTGGTTGGAGAAATGATATTGGAAAAACTAGTGAAGATTATCAGGTATTGCCTGATAATGATTATTATCAGAATCTATCTTACTCTATTAAGAGTCCTATAACTTGGGAAGAGTTTTCTGGTCCAGTTAATAGTATATTGCATCCATCTGGATTGAAAAACTTTGCAGATGTTGGTATATTATCCTCCACTAGAAGTTCTGCTGGGTTAGCTGGAACCACAACAAGTGTTACCGTTTTGGATGTCATTGAGGAAAGAAGAGTTGATGTAATTAATAATTTTGATAATGTAGTTGATTATGATACAAAAACAAATCCAGACCAATCAAAATATTTAAAAATTCAAAACAGAAAACTCACAGATTATACTGAGTGTAGGACTAACAGAGTTATTATTCATGATGATATTAGTCCAAGATTTTCTAGCAGAGGATTTGAAGATCCGTTTGTAGAGATTGAAGAAATTGATGTTGCCGATACTCATGTAAGATACACCATTCAAATTGTAGATCCTGATACTTTTGATTGCCAATTAACTGAATTAGTTTTACAAACAACAACATTAGATTCTGTTCTGTTTGAAAAATATAGTGCATATACTAACGACCTTCTTGGTGATTTTAGTGCTAATGTTGATAGTTCTGGGAGAAAAACTTTAATATTTACTCCTACCGATAGATTTACAAGAGACCATGACATAAAAGTTTTGAAAAAGTCTTTTTCATCAGATATTACTGGAATTGGTACACAAAGTTTTGGGTCTATTAATCTAATTGGAAGTAATGTAATTGGAATATCAACTGTTGGCACGGCAAATAGTGTAAGAACTATTGCGGAATTTTCAGATACTGACTTCAAAGGTTTATTTGCTAACATTGAAATAGTCAATTCTATTACAAAAGAAGTCAATTACATCGATGCTTCTCTTGATTTTGATGGATCTAATACTTATCTCAGTGAATATTATTTTGATAATCTTACACAAGGATATAGTTCATCTTCTATTGGACTAGTAACTGCAATTTATGATTCTACAGCAGGAATAGTATCGTTCAGAGTTAAGAATGAAGAAAATAATCTTATTGATGTTAGAGCAAATATAGTTGGATTTGCTGCAACAACTGCTGGAATTGGAACATATAGATTCTTGGTAACTTCACAACCTGCTGGTTCAGAGAGAAGTGCTAGATTGGAATCAACAGTTGGAGTTGGAACAAATTCAATCAGAGTTGGAACTTTTGATTCAAATCTGATTAGTTCTTCTTCATCATTAGTAAGAGTATCTTGTGGAAATAGTTCAGCAATACATCAAGTATCTATTTTAAGGGGTGATAGTGATATATTTGTTGTTCCTGGACCATTCTCTGCCTCAAATAATGTATCTGGACTTGGAACTTTTGGTTCTGAAGTTAATGGAAATGAATTTTCTTTAAACTTCTATCCAGATTTCTCAGACACAAATACAGTTGTTCAAGGATTCAACGAAGTATTTTATACCTACAGTGATTTTGATAATCTTCCAAGAGATTTACAGTATGGTAATAGTACTCAAAGTGTGTTCTTATCTTCATATGACAGCATCAATGGTACAAGAGCAAATAAAGTTAATTTTAACTTAACATACCAAGGAAGACCAATTTATAAGAAAGTATTTACTCCAACAGATACTACCACAGTTGATTATGCAACTGGAGTATTTACAATAGTAGATCATATGTTTAATACAGGTGAGGAGTTAATTTATACTCCTAAATCTACTTTTATTGGAATTGGGCAGAGTGCGATGGGTATTGGAGCAACTGCAAATTATCTTGGAGTTGTTACTAATAGATTACCTGAAAGAGTTTATCCTATCGCAATTACCCCCGATACATTTAAACTAGCAACTCAAAGATCCTATGCCAACTTAGGAATATCAGTTACATTTACCGATGCTGGTGTTGGTAATGCTCATGAATTAGAAATGACCAAGAAACTCACTAAGAGTGTTGTTTCTCTCGATGGTATTGTCCAACAACCTATTACCTTTACACCAGTATCACACACTCTGGCATACAATAGCGGATCAATTACTTCTGGAATTTCAACATTCAATCTTAGTGGAATATCATCAATTCAACCAAGAGATATCCTCAAAATTGATGATGAATACATGAAGGTTGTTGAAGTTGGTTTAAGTACCAATGCTGGAGGTGCTTTACTTGGACCTATCAACGGTATTATTCAGTCGGGTGCTGCTTCAACCTTCCCAACTGTTTCAGTTATAAGAGCATCGGTTGGAAGTACTGCGGTATCACACAATGATGGTGCATCTGTTCAGGTTTACAGAGGATCATTTAATATTGTTGGTTCCGAAATTTGGTTTGTTGATCCACCAAAAGGAAACACTAGAACAAGAAGAGATGAAAGCAATCTGCCATATGTTAGAGCACAATATGCTGGTAGAACCTTCCTAAGATCAAATTATGACACAAATATGCTCTTTGATGATATTTCCGATCAATTTACTGGTATTGGGAAAACATATACTATGACAGTTGAAGGTATTAATACCACAGGTGTCTCTATCGGAAATGGTATACTATTCATAAATGGTGTATTCCAGACACCAACAACCGTTAATAATGCTGGAAATAATTATGAATTTGAAAATGATAGTATTGCTGGTATTTCAAGTGTAGTATTTACTGGAATTACTTCAACAGACGGTACTTATATTAAATCTGATTTTGATATCAACCAAAATCAACTTCCAAGAGGTGGTCTAATTGTATCACTTGGATCTACACCTGGTCTTGGATATGCGCCTCTTCTTGGTGCAAAAGTCAAAGCAAATCTTGATGGATCTGGTTCCATTGTAAGTATCACAGGAATATCTCACACTGGTCCTGGGCAATCAATTAGTACAGCATCTTACAACAATCAAACTGGTGTTGTTGAAATTACTACAACCACTGATCATAACTTTGTTGGTGGAGATAGAATCAAATTAGTTGGACTAGGATTTACTTGCCCATCAGGTGCTGGTATAGTTTCTTACTTCCCATCATCTGGACTAGATTATTCTTATGATATTGCAGGTATTGTATCCGCAAGAACTTTCTTAGCAAATGTTGGCACTAGTACTCTACCCCACTCGTACATTGGATTTGGAACTGTTTTCCCATGGTACGATTTAAATGAAGGATCTGGATATAGAGGTCCAGTTTCTATTGGAGTGACTGATCCAAATCACACTGGATCAGAGGCAATTATTACTGCTGTTGTTGGTGCTGGTGGAACTCTTGGATTCGTGGTTAATAATGGTGGATCTGGTTATGTAGATCCATATATCAGAATACCAGAACCAATTTATGAAAACCTTGAAGTTATTGGTGTTTCAAGAGTTGGTTTAGGTACAACAACAGACACGGGATCCAATCTTCTTATGAATATAAGTATTGGACCATCAAAATCTCCTGTTGGTATTGGATCAACTTTATTTGTGGTTGATTCATTCCAAATATCCAGACCTGGATATGCTTTCCAAGTTGGGGATATTTTTAAACCAGTTGGTCTTGTTACTGCAAAAGATTTCTCCGAACCTATTTCTGAATTCCAACTAGAAGTTGTTGAAACATTCCAAGATTACTTCTCTTCTTGGTCATTTGGTGAAATGAACTACATTGATAGTATAGCATCTTTACAAAATGGAAGTAGAACAAGATTCCCACTGTATTATAACGGTCAACTTTTAAGTTTTGAAATTGACCCAAATAATCCTCTATCTGGTTCAATCGATCTTGATGCCGTCTTACTGATATTTGTAAATGGTGTTATACAACAACCTTCTTATTCATATACTTTCTCTGGTGGAACATCTTTTGAATTTAGCGAGCCACCAAAATCATCCGATAAGGTAGATATTTTCTTCTACATTGGTCAAAATGGAATTGACATTACTTTAATTGATGTTAATGAGACAATTAAAATAGGCGATGATGTATTTGTAAGAAAAAATCCACTATATCTATCAACGACAGATCAATCAAGAGAGAGAACTATTGTTGATATTATTGGATCTGACATAGTAGAAACTGACAATTATGTCGATAAAGGTATCGATGAAATTAACTATAAACCAATAGAGTGGATAAAGCAAAAAGAAGACAAGTATATTAAGGGTGATGTTGTTTACAAGTCAAGAGACTCTCTTGAACCATTGATTTACCCAACAGCAAAGATTATTGGTGATATAAAAACAGATTCTTCTAATATATTTGTAGACAATGCGGAATTCTTTAATTATGAGGAAGATAATTATGGTGTAACTATAACATCATTTGGTGGATTAATTATTGAAGGAACTGATCCTGTTTCTGCCGCATTTACTGCAACAGTTTCTGCTGCTGGAACTATATCAAACATTACAATTACAAATGCTGGTCTTGGATACTCAACTTCTACCATTCCAGTTAAAATTTCAGCACCATCTTCGATAGGAATTGGTATTGGTACAACAGCAACTGCAATAGCAAATATTTCAAGTGGAAATGTTGTATCCGTAACAATTACAAATCCAGGACTTGGATATAGTAATACAAATCCACCACAACTCATAGTGGAAATTCCAAAAGGAACCACTGAACTTGTTAAAAATATTCAAAATGTACAAGGATTTAGTGGAATTATTACTGGAATTAGCACTACAACTGGAACAGGTGGACACCCACTTGCTTTAAAAATTAATTTTAGAGCAAATGCATCTGATGCCAATGATCTCCAAGCAGGATATCCACTACTCGTTTACAACACAACAGTTGGAACAGGAGTTACTTCCGTAAATAGTGGTAATTCTTCCATCGTTGGAATAGGAACAAGTTTCTTAGATAATGTCTACATCGTTAATTCTAAGACAAATTCTGGTCCAAATGCAGAAATAATTTGCAATATCCACACCAATAGTAATGTTATTGGGATTTCTACCACTGGATCACTCACTCTTCCACTAGGAAATATTTCTTGGGGTAGAATATATGATTTTGATATTCGCACAAATCCAGTTTCCATAGGAGTTACTGGATTAACTGTTGACTCTGGATTATCAACATTCCCAACAATTCAAAGAAGAACATTTGGATTAAGAAATAGTGGTGGAATTAGAAAATTATCCAATCTACCTTGATGGGGATATAAATACATAAAAAAAGTTTAACGATGTCAGCAATTGTTACTGATCAATTTAGAATTTTGAATGCGAGTAATTTTGTAGACTCTGTTGAGTCTACAGAAAATTCTTATTATATTGTAGTTGGACTGCCAAACCCAACAGCAGTAGGATTTGGCAGATCTAGTACTTGGAATACAAATCCACCTGCACCTATTGATAGTTTTTCATATAATAAACATTACGCTGATACTATTCTATATGGAAAAAGAATCACATCAGCAAATATTAGAAGAATAATCAGAAGAATTGACTGGGTTGCAGGAAATAGATATGAAATGTATAGAGATGATTATAGCATTATCAATCCAAGTCCACTGACAAATTCATCAAGATTATATGCTGCAAATTATTATGTAATTAATTCAGAATATCGTGTTTATGTTTGTATTGAAAATGGGTCTAGCGGTTCCAATCCAAAGGGCAATGTTTCTCAGGATGAACCTACATTCACAGATTTAGAACCATCAAGAGCAGGTGATAGTGGTGATGGATATATCTGGAAATATTTGTTTACGGTTTCTCCAAGCGATATTGTAAAATTTGACTCTACTGAATATATCACTGTTCCAAATAATTGGTTGTCATCTACAAATTCTCAAATACAAGCGATTAGAGAATCTGCTAATTCATCAGTTAATAATAACCAAATTAAAACAGTATACATTGAAAAGTCTGGATCAAATTATTCAAATGGTCTTGGGCAGGAATTATCAATTATAGGTGACGGAAGTGGAGGAAGAGTACGAGTTGATGTTGAAGGTGGTGCAATAACAAATACAGTAGTTACATCTGGTGGAAAAGATTATAGTTATGCATTAGTAGATTTAGGATCTATTAATACAAATACAGTTGGTACTAGTGCAAAATTGGTTCCTATTATCCCACCATCAAAAGGTCATGGATATGACATCTATACAGAATTAGGTACTGATAAAGTTTTAGTTTATTCGAGGTTTGACGATTCCACCAAGGACTTTCCGGTGGATACTAGTTTTGCTCAGGTTGGAATTATAAAAAATCCAACTTCAATTGGTTCAACTCAAATCTATACTGAAAATACTTTTACTGGTCTATACTCTCTTAAATTTTCTACAATAAGTGGAACACCAACTATTGGGGAAAAAATAGAGCAGATAGTTTCCAGTGGGGTTGGTAGAGCATATGGATATGTTGCTTCTTGGGATAGTGAGACTAAGGTTTTAAAGTATTTTAGAGATAGGTCATTATATTTTAATCAGACAACCCTAGATCAACAAGATTATGTTGGAATTTCTACAAATGGAAAACCATATTTGTTTGAATCATCGGCAAACCAAATTAATGGAAAAACATCAGGATTTTCTGCTTCTATTGATACTGCGTTCTCCGGTATCTCCACAAATCCAACAGGAACTAAATTAATTAATCTAGGTGTTAATTTTACATCTGGCATGGCGTCTCCTGAAATAAATAAAGGATCAGGAGATGTAATTTACCTAGATAATCGTCCTACTATTAGTAGGAGTTCAAGGCAAAAAGAAGACATCAAAATCGTACTGGAATTTTAAAAAATGCCACAGAAGACTAACCTAAATGTAAGCCCTTATTATGACGATTTTGATAAGGAAGATAACTACTATCGTGTTTTGTTTAAGCCTGGATATCCTATTCAGGCAAGAGAATTAACAGGTCTTCAATCAATTTTACAAAATCAAATAGAATCTTTTGGAAGTCATCTTTTTAAAGAAGGTTCTATGGTAATTCCAGGAGGAATTACTTGTGACAATGCATTTACAACAGTTAAAGTTAATTCAGATCATCTCGGAATAGATATTACAGTTTACCTTGATTCTTTATCTAATGCAAATAATGGTAGAGGAACAAGAGTAAGAGGTCAGTCTTCTGGAATAGTTGGTACAATCAAAGGATATCTACTACCACCAGAAGAGGGTGTAGAAGATATTACACTGTTTGTAAAATATCTTGATGGTGGAACTGATGGAGAAACAGTTCAGTTTTCCGATGGTGAAGTTTTAATTCTTGAAGAAAATGTAACCTACGGTAACACAACTTTAAATAGTGGAGACAGTGTTATTACATTAGTTTCCGTTAATGCAACATCTACTGGTTATGCCGTTGGTGTATCCAAGGGAGTATATTTCATCAGAGGCGTTTTTGTAGATGTACCAAATACACAAATTGTTCTAGATCCATATAATAACGAACCTTCATATAGAGTTGGTTTTGATATTCTAGAAGAAATTATCACATCGGATGATGATACTACATTAAATGATAATGCAAAAGGATTTACAAACTACGCTGCTCCTGGTGCAGATAGATTAAAAATAAGTGTAAACTTAGCTAAAAAGCAACTATTAGATTTTGATGATACTAATTTTGTAGAATTAGTTAAGGTAGATCAGGGACAAATTAAAAAATTACAAAATAAGTCAGAATATAGTGTAATTAAAGATTATTTTGCAAAAAGAACTTTTGATGAATCTGGAAATTATGCTATAAATCCATTTAGAATTTCAGTAGCAAATTCGTTAAATAACGAAACTGGAAATGGAGGATTATATCTAGAAAATCAAAGAACTGAGCAAGGAAATCTTCCCAATGATAACTTGATGTGTGTCAAAGTATCAGCTGGAACGGCATATGTTAAAGGATTTGATATTGATTTAGTAGGATCAACTGTTGTTGATGTAGAAAAACCAAGAACTACCAAGAGAGTTGATGGGGCTTTGGTTCCATTTGCAATGGGTAGTCTGTTAAAGGTAAACAATGTTCACGGTGTTCCTTATATAAACATTGGTGCCTCCGTAAGTGGAGCACAGACAACTCAATCCAATATTATCGAACTTTATAATAGAAGAAGAGATAGTAGTGGTGCTGGTCCAGGAACTGTTGGTGGTGGTGGCGTTAAAATAGGTGATGCTAGGGTATATTGGTATGGTGTATCAGATGCATCATATTCTTCCGATAGTACAGAGTGGGATTTATACTTATTTGATATCCAAACTTATACAACTCTATATCTTGGAAAAGAATATACCACAACAGAAGTTCCACTAGGTTCCTTTGTGAGAGGTCTTTCCAGTGGAGCAACTGGTTATCTTGCAGCAAAACCAAATGCATCTGCATTTAGCCTGTCGCAAACTTCTGGAACATTCTTAATTGGTGAGCAGGTCATTATTAATGACGATCCGCAATTTAAAGTTGGTGTCAGGAGCATAGTAACATATACAACAGAAGATATTAAATCAGTATATCAAGATTCAACATCACTAAACACATCATTGCAAAGTGATTTCTTTGCTGATGCTGTTTTATATGAAAGAACTCCACCTAATTTTTCCATCACCGATAAATTAAACATTACAACTGGTGGAACTGCAAAGGCACCTGGTAGATTTTTCTCTGGTACAACAGGAATTAAAACAGAGGCAATAGTAAAATACCAGGAAAGTGGAAACACAGACCCAACATTTAATAGAATATCTGCTATTTCTGCTGATGGTACAGCATTAACTCTTGCTGCTGTTGGTTATGCGATTACTTCAGTATGTGATAATGGATTACCTGCGGCAACAACCGATTCGGTATTCTCATTAATGGAACCTAAGATCTCCAATATAGTTTCTTCTGGTTTATATTCCAATTTACCAAAAATTGATATTGCATCTGTCGATCTTTCTTCATCTGAACTTACAATTGCAAAACAAATTACTGGAAGATCTACTAATGGTTCTGGATCTCTTACAATAACTACTGCGGATGTATTAGATACCAGTGCTGGAATTACTAGTGTTTTCTTCGAAGCATTTGATGCAGAGAGATATTCTGTCCATTATGCTGATGGAACAACTGATCAACTTACATCTAGTAAGTTTACACTTGGAGCAAATGGTTCATCGGTAACATTTACTGGTTTAAGAGCAAGTCAAACGAGTAATGTAACTGTAAATGTCACTTTGAAAAAGAGACAAGTTACTAATAAATCAAAAGACTTCATAAGAAGTAGGCAAGTATCTATAACAAGAACTAGTGGAATTTCCACACAAACTGGAGCAGTTTCTAGTGGTTTAACTACTAGTAAGTATTATGGTTTAAGAGTTGAAGATGAAGAAATATGTTTAAATGTTCCAGATGTTGTAAACATTAGAGCAATATATGAATCTACCAATTCTTCTGCACCTGTTTTAGATAAACTAACATTTGCTACTGGTTTGTCTCTTGACACCAACACTATTGTTGGTGAAAAAATAGTAGGAAGTAATAGTAGAGCAGTTGCCCAGGTTGTCAATAGAGGATCATCGACGATAGAATTTGTTTATTTGAATGAAAATAATTTTGAAGTTGGAGAAAATGTTTCATTTAAAGAGTCATCAATCTCAGCAACTATCCAAGAAATAACTTTTGGAAGTTATGTTAATAAGACCTCTAATTATATTTTAGACAAAGGACATAAAAATCAATACTGTGATTATTCTAGAATAAGAAGGAAATCTGGAAGTTCTATACCATCACGCCAACTCTTAATAATTTTAGATTACTACAAGGTTTCTTCTGGAAACAGTGGAGATATTTTTACTGTAAATTCTTATACGGAAGAAAGGTACTCCGGAGACCTTCCATCCGTTCCAAACGGTACTCGCGTATCTGATATTTTAGATTTTAGACCAAGAGTACAAGAGTTTGATCCAAGCACTGCTACTTCTTCACCATTTGCATTTGGTTCTAGATCTTATGAGAGTAATTTTAGATATGTAATTTCTCCTGATGAAACATCTTTCGTTGGTTACAGTTACTATCTACCTAGAATTGATTTAGTAACAGTTAACAGATTTGGAGAAGTTGAAATAGTAAAGGGCGAAGCAAGTGAAACCCCACAGGCACCTATTTTGGCAGATGATGCCATGGAACTTGCCCAAATTAAATATCCAGCATATCTCTTCAATCCTCAGAAGGATCCTCAGATTCTACTGAGGGATAATAGAAGATTCACAATGCGTGATATTGCAAAACTGGAACAAAGAATTGAAAATCTAGAAGATGTTACCAGTTTGAGTATGCTTGAACTAAAAGCACAAACACTGGAAGTTACTGATGCAAATGGATTAAATAGATTCAAATCTGGATTTGTTGTTACTAGTTTCAGAGATAAGTCGCTTGCTGATAAGAGATATACAACTATTGATATTAGTAAATCAAATCCAACTGCTATAACACCAGTTGATTTCTGGTCAATGCAAGCAGAACTGGCATTAGACCCTGCTATTGATAGAACTAAGACTGATATTTCACAAAATTTAAGATTGTTGGATCCCAATGTTCAGAAAACAGGCGATCTATTAACCTTAAAATATGATGAAGTTGATTGGATAGAGCAACCACATGCAACTAATGTTGAGAATGTTAACCCATTCAATGTGATTGTATTTGTTGGTGGGGTTCAACTTGATCCCGCATCAGATAACTGGGTTAGAACTATCTATATTGATGATAATAGAACAGAGTCTACTGGCGCAGAGTGGGTACAAGAGGCAAGTGTAAATACGGATGTAAATGTTACAACTCAACAAGAAACCTATAAGAAAGGTGGTGGCAGAAGTGAGAAGGGTGTAAGAACTCTAACTACAACTACAACAACCACTACGACAAACTATACTCCAAAATTAACTGGACCTTCCAGAGAATTTAATTATGTCGAAGATGTCAAGATAAGTGGAACTGTTGATCCATTTATGCGTTCAAGAAATGTATATTTCAATGCAAATGGATTAAGACCTTTCACTAAGCATTATCATTATCTCGATAGTCAACAAGTTGATGTTGTTCCAAAACTTTGTGAGATTGAAATGCAATCTGGTACTTTCCAGGTATTTGAAGATGCACGCATTTATCATGGTGGGCAACAAATTGGTTATATAAGAGTACAAAGACCAAATCATAAATTTGGTGATACTTCCAGACCAGATATTGGTGCTGGACTAGGATCTCCTGCTGTTCTTGTTGAAGAATACAGTGTAGACCCATATGATAGAACAAGACCTGCTCCTGGAACCTCATACTCAGCAACTTCGAAATTAATTAACTTTGGAGTTAGAGTTCTTGCTACCGAAGAAAAATACTATGGATATGTAATTAAAGATGCTATTGTTGTTGGTGAGACGAGTGGAGCAGTAGCGAGAATAACCAGAGCAGAATTAATATCTGATAACTGGGGAGATATTGTTGCAAACTTCTTCTTCAGAGATCCAAATTCCAATCCACCACCACCAGTAAAAGTTACCAGTGGTACTAAGACTGTTAAGGTTACTGCTGTTCCACCTGGCGTAACCCCACTACCTGGTTCAACAGTATTTGCTAGTGAAGCACTTGGTACATATAGTGGATCTGGAACTATCCTAACTCAGGAGACCAGTAGAGTTGCGGTAAGAAATCCACCCAAACCAGCAGCAAAACCAACAGAAGTTTCAGTTCAAGTAAAAGCACCTCATAGAGATCCATTAGCACAGTCATTCACTGTTGATGGAAAAGGTGTATTCTTAACATCATTTGATCTTTACTTTGCATCAAAAGATCCACAAGCAAAGATTTACATTGAACTCAGAACTGTTGAATTAGGAACACCAACATCATTCTTGGTCCAAGATTATACACAAGTTGCATTAAATCCAGATCAAATTAATATTAATGAGGCAAATCCATTTGAACCTATTCCTACAAGAATACGCTTCCCATCTCCTGTATTCTTAGAAGCAAATAGAGAATATGCAATTGTTATTCTCTCACCTGCTTCCGATGCATATGAGATGTGGACTGCCACTATGGGTCAAAAAACTGTTAGAACTCAAAATCTACCAGATGTTCAAAATGTTGTGGTAACTAAACAGTATATTGGTGGATCTCTCTTTAAATCTCAAAATGGAACTATTTGGACAGCAAGCCAATATCAAGATTTAACATTTAAACTTTATAAGGCGCAATTTGTTCCTTCTGGTACAGTAACATTTTATAACACAGACATTACTCCTAATGGAACTAATGTTGCGAAGCTTCAAAATAACCCAATAGAAGGATTGCCAAGAAAACTGAAACTTCCTATTTCAGGAACTCTGAATACCGCAGTTATTCCTGGTACTAAAATTGGTGAGGGATCAAGTCCAAGTATTACAGGTATTGTTGAGAATCTTGGTGGACCACTTTCTACTGTTAGCATTTTAACAGCAGGATCTGGATACTCTGCATCAACAAATAATGTTCCACTCTATTCTATTAGTGGTAAGGGTACTGGTGCTATTGCAAATATTACTGTAACTAGTGGTAAGGTAACTGGCGTAACTTTAACCTCTAACGGAAGTGGATATGTAAATGGCGAAATTCTTGGAATTACCACCAGCACAATTGGTAGTGGATCAGGAGCTCAAATTTCTGTTCAGGCTCGTGGAGCAACAGATACAATTTATTTGACAAATGTTCAGGGTGAAAACTTTACTAATACAAGTCAAATTGTTTACTATACCAATCCTCTTGTAGAGTCTTCAAGAACAAACAGTGGTTCTACTGTAAATGGTACATCTTCTCTAATTGACAATTCTTTCTCTGGAAATGTATTCAGAGTTAAACAGTATAATCATGCTCATCATGGTGGAAATAATGTTATTAAAATTACTAATGTTTTACCTGATAGAGAAAAAGTTTCTCTGACCGCTAATTTTGGAGAAAATGATACTGTTGTTTCTGTCGCAGATACAACAGTGTTCTCGAGATTTGAAGGAATAACAACAAGTCGTGGGTATGCATTAATACGAAACGAAGTTGTTTCTTACAGTAATATAACACAAGTTTCTGGAAACGCTGGAACTCTTACTATTGATTCCAGATCATTAAATGGTAGTGTTAAAACATCACATTCAATTGGTGATTTTATACAACCATATGAAGTAAATGGTGTTTCTCTGATGAGAATTAACACAACTCATAATATTCCAGCAACTTACTATAATTCGGAAAGTTCTAATCTTGATAATTACTTCTTAGAATTTGATAGATCTACACCAACAAATAGATCCACCGGTGGATCTATGATAAACTTCGAATCTCAAAAAGGATTTGGTTCTAATACTGTTGGAATTTCTCAAAACCACCAGTTTAGTACCATTGAACCAATGTTCAATATTATTACACCTGGAAGAGGAACGGCAGCATCCGCACAAATTAGAACTATATCAGGAACTAGTGCAGGTGGATCTGAGACTTCATTCTTAGATTTGGGTTATGAACCAATTCAGTTAAATACCGTTACTCAATTCCCAACACCAAGAATGGTTGCTTCGAAGGTAAATGAAACTGAAAGACTAACAACATTACCATTAAATAAATCTCTAACTTTAAAAGTAGATTTTGTAACCGAGGATCAAAATCTTTCTCCTGTAATGGATATACAGAATGCAACCTTTGTTCTTGGTAGAAATAGATGCAATAATCCTATTGCGGATTATGTCCTTGATTCTAGATCAAATAAAATCGATGGAGATCCTCACGGTGGAGTATTTGTTACACAGATTATTTCTCTTGCCCAACCAGCAACAAGTTTAAGACTTTTAGTTGCTGCTAACAGACAAGCAAGTGCTGATTTTAGAGCATTCTATAGATTGTTCAAAGCAGATTCGAGTGATATTCCTCAGAGTTATACACCATTCCCTGGATATGATAATTTAATTGACACTGATGGTGATGGTTTTGGAGATTTAGTAATTGATCAGTCTAAAAATAGTGGAAGAGCAGATGCCTTTGTAGTTCCAGATAATCCAGATTCATTCTCGGAATATCAATTTACGGCAAATAATCTAGATCAGTTTAACGGATTCTCGATTAAAATTGTAATGTCTTCAACAAATGAATCTACACCCGTAAAACTGAAAGATTTTAGATGTATTGCATTAGCATAATAAAATTATGGAAACTAACAGTAATGATTTGATACCAGTTGAGGGGCATAGCAATCTTTTTAGGGATCGCAATACAGGAGCGATCCTTAATAAAGATAAATCTGCCTACTTGAATTATGTAAGATTGAAAGAACAAAAGCAAAGGGAAAAAAATGAAATTGATGAGATAAAAAAGGATATTGAAGAAATTAAATCTTTATTAAAGGAACTTGTTAATGGACCCAGACAAAATTAATCTAGAAAATTTAAGTAAGAGTTTTGAATACTATAAGGCAGCATCAGAAATTGATTCTATCGATTGCATTGATACCCTTAGAAATATTGCAAAATCTTATGTGAAACTTTATTTTAAACAACAAGAGGTTATCTCATCATTTGGATCTTCCATTGAACCTTTTGGATTCAATGAAGTATAAATATATTTTAGATCCTGAACTGTTTATAAATGGCAGAAATTAAGGTCAGAGTAGGACAACAACCTGCAGTAAAAGTTATATCTTCAC